CTGATATAAAGGTAAACGGAAGTTCTGTTACAATTACAGACGAAGAAAATGGAGAGGCCGAATATCGTTGGACATCAGGTGATACAAATACGGTTGGAAGATACAGATATGAATTTCAATTTACTTTCGGAGGTAAATCATTTCGTATCCCTATTTATAGTCCTGGCATTGTAGTAATTGTGGGGAAAATAGCCTAAAATGTTAAAACCAATTGAAAAGATTTTTATCCATTGCTCAGACAGTGAATTTGGTCATGCATTTATGATAGACAAATGGCACAAGGCGCGTGGTTTTGATATGTGCGGATATAATGAAATTTTGCTTAATGGTTATCCTACTGCTGATTGGAAAAAAAATGATAAGAAAGTTCCGTATTTGGAAGGTTCCGTAGAAACAGGCAGAGCAATTGATACTGATAATATGCTTGATGATTCTGAGACCGGTGCTCATGTGAAGGGGCAAAATTTTATTTCGTATGGTATTTGCATAATTGGAAAAAATGATTTTTCAGACAAGGTATTGAATAAGGCCCTTGAGGTTGTAAAATACAGACTTGTTCAATTTGGACTAAAGCCAAAAGATGTATATGGTCATTACGAAGCAGATGATTTGAAGACTTGTCCTAATATTAATATGCATAAATTTCGTGAGCATCTTGTAATGGGTACGAAATATGGCGAAGAGAATAAGCCTATTATTGCCGATGAACGTACAGAACTTTCCTTGCGTGCGTTGGTAATATCTCTATTTAAAAAAATTTTCAAAAGGTAGAATTTTATGCCTGTAGCAAAAAGACAAAGACCCATTGTTGATGATTTCTCAGGCATTTCGCCTTTGATAAAGAATGCCATTCAAACAACGATGGACCCGTATGGGCAAAGACAGCTTTCTTCTCTTATAAGGGAACAGACAAATATTGAAACCGCCCCTACAGGAGAAGTCGCGTATTACGGGATGTATCGTGAAACGGGTGAAAAGAGCAGGTATAATTATTACAACAACATTGGTTATTACACTTCCAATGATCTTCCGCTTAATGTTCTTGATACGATGCGGCGAGATTCACAAGTTGCACTTTGTCTTGCTATCACAAAATATCCTATTACGAATTTGGGATTTACGGTTGATTCTGATTCTGAAATTCAAAAGAGTTTTATTCGTCATGTATTTGAACCTCAGTGGTCTACGATATTGCGTAGATCAATGATGTCGCTTGATTATGGGTTTAATGCGTTCGAAAAGGTTTGGGGTAATATTCTTCTTGATATTGATCCGGGAAAGAACAAGACAAAGATACATAATAAAAGATTTATCACTCTGAAAAAGTTGAAACCACTCCATCCTCGAACTGTCGTTTATCGTACAGATCAATATGGTAATTTTACTGGAATTACACAGAAGGTTTCAGGAGTTACCAACCCTATTGTTATGGATCGTCTGAAGTCAATGATAATTACATATCAAGAGGAATACGGTAATTATTTTGGCAAATCAAGAATGGCATCTGCTTACGAAGCATGGTATTGGAAGCAGATTTCTACACAGTTCTTCCTTCGCTGGATGGAACGTAAAAGTATTCCTGCAAATATGATCAGGTATCCCAAGGGTCAGTCAAAGATAGACAGTGCCGGTAATCAAATGTCGAATCAGCAGATTGCATTGAAGCTTTGTCAGATTTTAGCATCTTATGGAAATGTGGCCCTTCCGAGTGACAGAGACGAAAATGGTCATTACAGATGGAATATTGAAGGAATAGACCAAGGTTCTGCACCGAGCCTGACATTAAAGGATGTAATTGAGGAAGTATGGAATCTCTCAATTACGAGGGGTATGCTGATTCCTGATGCCAAATCTCTTGGTGCGCTTGATGCGGAAGCCGCAACTGAAATTTTTCTTTCTTCTCTTGGTGATTTTGTCGAGGACTTGGAAGAAGCAATTAATAGAGAGTTGGTAAACCCTCTTATTGCATGGAACTTCAAGAAAGAAGAAATAGGGACTTGCCGAATCAATATCGACAATATTGATTTTCAAAAACGGCAGGAGATGAGAAAGCTGCTTAGTAAAATACTTGATGTATCTGCTACTTTCATTAAGCAAACCGGATCGTTGCCTTTTGAGAATTTCCCTGATATAAGCCGTATTCTTGACGTTCTTGATGTTCCTAAAAAGCCGGTATCATTACACCAACTCAAGGTATATGATCCTGACGGCAAGGATATCACAAAAGAAGAACAGAAGAAGAAGGAAAGCAGCAGGAAGCGGCCAGCAGGGAATAGTGGACCGGATAAAGGCCAAAAAACACCAGGAAATATGTCTCGCACAGGCAGAGATGGAAACCCACGAGATACAGACAAAGACGATGAAAGCAATGTTTAACCTTATAAGAAATTTTAAATTTCTATAGGTGTCAGCCCCTGAACCGATGATAAATTTCAAATTTTTAATAAAAAATTTGAAATTTTACTTAAATTCTCTTTATATTCATAACAGGAGAGCAAAATGGACGAGCATACCACAACCGAACAAAAGAACATCATAGTGACAAAAACACTGACCGATTCTGAAAAGAAATCAGCGATTGTGAAGTTTGCTGAAATTATAAAAGCAAAAGGCATTCCTGAAAACGAGTCCTTCCTTCTTGCCTCTTCTGTCGTTAAGTCTGTTTCTTCACAATCCGATCTTGATAGCATTACAAAGAAGTTCCAGGATACAGGAATCCTCCCGTTTGTCGGTACTACAAAGAATTCAGGCGTAATCAAACATAATCACGAGTATGCAGTTATCATGCTTAATTTTGGTGAGTCCCTTGTTGGTGTGACCACAAGCACATCAACGGGAGAGAAACATACTCATTTGATTAATCTTGCTATGGATAGCCGTATTATCAGTATTGAGGCATATACCGAATATGCAGATGAGAGCAAGGCAACGAATGAGATGTCTGATTTTCACAGACATATCTTCAAGTGTAACATTGAGAAAGTAAAAGAATCCATTCCGAGTCTTTACCCTCGTGGGCAGAGCTATTATCGATTTAATGAAGACGGAGAATTATCCGACAAAAAGAAACCTGTGCAAAAGGCAAGCACGGATGTTTTTGTTTTCTCGACAGATGAATCATCCGACAAGAAAAACCACTATTCGATTTCCAATCAAAGACAGGCAGAAATATCTCTTGAGCGTGTTTCACAATTGACAGAAAAACCTTCTTGGTATGAAAGGGATATTTGTGATCTTCAAGAAAAAGTTTTTAATGCTATTTTCGGGAAATATCCTGAAATTGGTTTGGACGCATCGAGTTATGTTAGTGAGTTGGTTATTGAACTTGCTGCGAAGGGGAAAACAGACCCAAAGGCAAAAGTAAGGAATAAGCCCTCTCCTGTTTTTCCTGCTGGCAGTAAAGATGTAACAGATAAAAAAGACCATTTTCCCCTTGGCTCAATTTCCCAAGCCGGAAATTCCCTTGCAAGGGCTGCTCAATACAAAAAGTCGCCTTCCTGGTATAAAGGCTCCCTTGCATCTCTTCAAAAGAAGGTACGTTCTGCCGTAAAGGCAAAATATCCTTCAATTAGTGTTAAGGGTTTGTCTGAGCATTTTGCTATTCGGTTCAAAGAGGAATCTGATGTCTTCTTTAAATTTCTTGGTACTGGCAATATTGAGGCCGCAAAACATGACGCTTCGATATACAGAAATGCATGTGAATCAAGAATTGATTTGGTAAAATTTGAATCAACAGGTGAAGGGGATTCAAAATTTACAGACCTTGGTTCTATTATTCTTTATGATAAGGCAAAACCTACTTTTGAATCCTACGGCGAAATAACTTTGTCCGACAAGGGTAGCGATGGTCTTTATGAAGTGGAAATGCTTCGTGAAGGAATTTTTCATCATCCTATTTACGGAGAGGTAGTAGTTGACAAAGACAAGCTTTTCAAATTGAAAGAAAATTTTGATAAGGATGTTCTTCGCCGTGAAGTGTCCATTGACATGAATCACATAGACGGACTTCCTGCTGCGTCATGGATAAAAGGGGTTTCTATTACATCAAAACCAGTAAACGGCAAAACTGTTAATGTTCTTAACGGCAAAATGGATTTTACAAAGCGCGGTTTTGAAAGCGTAATAGAAAAAGAATTCAAATATTTCTCAGCAGAGTATTCTGACAATTACGTAGACAAGGAAACAGGTCAAGAATATGGACCTACTTTAAAAGGTGGCGCTTTAACCAATCGTCCGTATATTCCTGATCTGGCTCCAATGAAATTTTCGGAAATTACGGATCGCGTTGGATTTGTTTCCAAAAACCAATAACTTCAAAGGAGGTCGAAGTGCCTTTCAATACTGAAGAACTTCGTCAAAAGACCACCGATGAGTTGATTGCGGTTATCGAGGAGCAAGACCGCAAGCTCAATGAGGGTGGAGAACCTACTCCGGCTCCGGAAGCCCCTGTGGCTCCCGAGACACCGGCCCCTGAAACTCCGGCTGCGCCTGCGGCTCCCGAAGCACCTGTTGCCCCTGCGGCTCCCGAAGCACCGGCTGAGCCTGCGGCTCCCGAAGCTCCGGCTGCGCCTGTGGAAGGCGAGACCAAGGAACTCAGCGAAGTGAAGGATGAAGTAAAAAAGCTCTCCGAAAGAAACCAGGAATTGGAAGAGCGAAATCGCAGGGCTGATATCGACATTGCTCTGAATGCATATGAGCAAAAGTGTTTGCCTCCTGTCGTTATCGATCAAATGCGAAGTCTGATGCTGTCCGACAAGGGTATGCCGAAGACGTACAAATTCAGCGAGAAGGCCCAGGATGGGAAGATTGTCACCAAAGACATTTCCCTGACGGAAGCCATCATGAAGTTGGCGGATTCCATTCCTCTTGTCGAACTCAGCGAAATGACTGTGCTGGAACAGGAAGGCACCAGCGATGTGACTCCGGCTCCCAAACAGGAAACAGACTTGGAAAAGGTGAGAAAGTTTTCCGAGACAAACAAGGTTTCCATACGTGAAGCAACTTCGACATTGCAAAGCCGTGGCGAAATCAAAGGCCCTTCGTATTCCGTGCCAATTCCTGAAGACGGATAACAAAGAGGACTGAGTTTTCGATTTGAAATAAAATTTAAAGCAATCAACAAACATATTAACCTTAAAGGAGGAAATTGCCGATGCCTACTTTGGACGCATCAATGATTGATCGCGGACCAATTCCTGATGGCATGGTCAACATCCCTCTGATGGCCGAAGAAGCATGTAACGAAAACATACTTCTTACGTGGGGCACTACAAACGGCAAAGTGAAAATTTGCGGTGCCACAGACGAGCTATTGGGATGGACTGCCGGGAAAATGGTGGCGGACGAAATGGCTTCCGTTTACCCCGTTAATAGCGGTGGTTTGTGGAAGTGTCTCGTAAACTCCGGAAGCACGAACATTTACTTTGGCGAGACGGTTGAAGCAGCCGGTTCTGGCCAAGTAAAGAATTCCGTTTCCGGGTCGGGCAACACGGTTGTCGGAAAAGCGATGAATGACGGTGTGGCTAGCGGTTACATCCTTGTGATGCCTATCGCATGTTGCCCCTCCGCACAAACATCATAACCTGAGAAGGAGTGCTGAACTATGCCAGGACAAAAAGTGATAGCAAAAGTGTTCGCAGAACCTTCTCAGATTGACAAAAACACCCCAGGCCTACAGAGGGAAGAGTGGCTTGAGGCTTTTGCAACCGGGTTCCGTGACAATACGCTCGTAATGGATCGACTGATCCCCGAGCGTCCGGTCAAGTTTGATTCTGCAACGTATCGTGTATACAGCCCGAAGGGGTATTTCAAAGCGGCTCCGAAGCGCGGCGAAACGTCTCTGCCGGAACACGCTGCATTGCAGTATTCCAGCGATACGTACACGACAGAAGAGTACGCATTGCAGGGTTGGGTTTCGGATGACGCTATGCGCAACAAGGCTGGCGATCTCGATCCGATGGCTGATGAGACTGAATTCCTTACGGGAAAGATTCAGTTGACTCAGGAACTTCTGGTCACTGCTGAAGTTCTTTCGGCTGTGAAAGCTGCCGGAACCAGTTATTACACCAATCTGGCCGCTGGAACCAATTGGTTGTCGGGTGCGAGTGCGAATGTGCTTGGAGACCTTTCGACAGGTATCAAAGCCATTGTGCGCAATACCGGACGCAGGCCGAATTTGACGTTCATGGATACCAATACCTATGAGGCTGTTCTGCATAACAGCACGGTATCTGATATCCTGAGACGTGCTTCGACCGGCGTTCTGACCGAAGCGACACCTATTCCGCGCTTGCGTGGTATGGGTATCGAAATGGCCGATGGTATTGTGAACATCGGTTCGCAGGAAAGCCCGAGCTACGTCAGCGTTCTGTACGATGTGGACACTGTGACCGCTCTCAAGCAGGTTTGCATTATCGCCTATGTGGATAAGTCGAATCGTTTGACTGTTGGACATAACTTCGTTTCCAAGGGTTTCAGGGTTTTCTCTGGCCGTGGTCTCGAAGGTTCGCTGCGTCAGGCCAACGTTGTCGCAGTTTGGAAGAAGTTTGCACCGAAAGTTACCAATGTTGGTGCCTTGTACCTCATCGGTAGCGTGTTGGGTTAATTCTTCCGTTTCGAATTGGGGGAATTGAATACAGGGGAAGGTTGCTTCCAAGCTTCCTTCCCCTTTTTTGAAAAGGAAATTTTATGTTTAAAGTTAAAATAATGAGCGTATGTAAACTTGCCGTAATTCATGAAGGTGAAACAATAATCAGAAAATGTTTTGAAGACGAGGATGTTTTCATTCCTGAAATAAATATGACGGATGTTAATGCCGGTCTTTATCGTCCGTATAAAAATCAATTAATTGGTGTGAGTAAAAGATCACGTCCTGCTCCTATTCCACAAGAAAACAAAGAAGAAGTTAATTCAGCATTGGAAGAAATAAGGTCAATTCGCACAGAAGTTGTTTCTGCTGTTGGCTCGTTAAAAGGACTTATTGAGGAAACAAAAAACGCATTGAAAGAAGTCAAAGAAATGAAAACAGGTTCATTGCCTGTCCCTCCGCCAGAAAAGCCTTCCGATGTTGTTGTAAACGAAACAAAGCGTACAAGTAATATTATCATACCTGGAAATACGCAAGATATTCCTGAAGATGTATTTATCGAAGAAGGGGAAGAAATAATAAAGCCGTATACCCAAGAGGCTTATGAAAAATACCATGCCAAAGTCAGGGATATTATCGCCGGTGTTGTCGTTCAGCATGATGATCCGGATGATGAAGTCGCAATTACAAGGATGGACACAGTTCGACAAAAACTTCCGATATTTGCAGAGAAAAAAATAGGTGCCACAAGAGAACAAATAGAAGGCGAAATTAAAATAGCTTTGGATACAAAAGACCAAGCGAATATCATTGAAGAAAAAGGGCCTATTGTTATCGTTAAAGACGATAAAGGGAGGATTGATCCTTTTCTGTCTCTTGGTGCGCATATAAATTAACAGCGGAGATAAAAATGTCCTATACACCAACTGCGTATACTACAGCAACCGCCGTTAAACGGATTTTGCGTATCCAAGCAAAAAACTTCAAAATTGGTGATGATCCAAATGACCATCTTAGTCCTGCTGACCTTACCGAATATATTCTTGACGCAAGCCGTCTCATTGACGGCGCTCTATTAAAGGTCATCACTTCAGGGTACGTTCCTCTTACTGATACATATGCAGAAATTTCTTATGCTGCTCCAAGATTAACTGCGTTTTTGATTTATCGAGACATGTATAGCGGTTATAGAGTAGAAAACATGCCAATGGGTCCTCGTGGATGGTATGAGGATTTTAAAGATCAAATCAAACTATTCGTGGAGAATATTGATGCCGGTGTTTATCCCACTCTTTCTCCTTCTGTTGATGGCCCTGGTTGGTTCGCTGTGGAGAAATTTTTCATTAACAAATTTGGAGTTCCTTCGGTCCATGATCAAGTTTCTGTTTCGCAAAACCAATTGACAGACATTACCAGCGACAATATGACACCATACACGGATCAATAAAATGCCGATTAAAAGTGGAATAAAAAATAGAAGAACTGGCAGCACTGGCGCAAAGGCCATTAAAGATGCCCAAAAAAGGATTACCGGTATTCCAAGAAGAATGCAAAAAGAAATACCTTCCGGATTCTATGGTGGCATGGCAAATATGACAAGGAGATTTTTCAGAGAAAATTACGATAATAAAAGAGGTTGGGAAAACCCTTTTTACACAAGCCAAAAATATATGACGAAAAAAGACAAGTGGGTTGCAGAAGGGCATTTTTTTGATATAGGCAGTGCGTTCAAAGCAATGCCTTGTATTTTTGATTCAAACACATTTGGAAAATTAACGGGTTTGATTAGCAATACAATTGGGACGAAAGTAGCTACTACGTCAAGTACAAACGTTAAGACCGTAAAGGGCGGTGTAAATATCAACGTTTCTGTTGGTATTGACCCGAGACTATTTGAAGGTGGAAGTTCTCATGTTTATAGAAGTAAAAGGACTGGAAGAATAATAAAGGATAAAAAGGCTGATAATCATTTATTGGCTTTTTCAAATAGAGTTACCAAGGAAGGTGACGATTCTGTTTTCACAAAAGTTTGGCCCGACCAAAGAATACAGATAAAAAGATTTGCAAGGGATATTTTGCGAAGAATAATTAAAAGAGTTTATGTGAGTAACAAAGCAATAGAGGTTGATTAATGGCCGATTTTATTGATACTGGAAATACTTTTAAAAATGCGATTGTTAATGTTGATAAACTATTAAAGGAATATCAAGAGCAAATGAGCTTTCGTGATATATGGCTTTTTGATAATCAATTAATTGGTGCGACTCCATGTATTTCCATTGTATTTGACAATGCGATTCCTCAAGTAATGAATATTGGGCTTCATGGAAGATGTAGGGCGCTTCAAACTGTAAATCTGCTTCTGTACTTTTATTTGGAAACATGGGAACCTGGAATGGATACGTTGAAGCATATCGAGAAGATGGGTGAATTAAATAGTATTCTTTTTGGCCATAACAATCTTTATGGACTTTGCCATACTGAGGCCATGACAATTACAAATGTTGCTCTTGGTGGCAGGAGATTGGAAACGAATTCAATTTATTTGACAGGTCAATTCAGTATCAGTGTTCCACAAAGATTTTCCATCACGGAGCACCCATGAACATAAAAAATTCTGAATATTTTTCAGATAAAGACACGGTTATTGATTTGAGAGAGGAGCGCGATCCGAATGAACCCTCTTTTAAGATCAAGCCTTCTAAAAGCAAATTTGAGAAACAACAAAATACCAACATTTCACTCCAGAGGAGGGAATCTTCATGAATTGTGGATGCACAAAAAGAGTTGCTTCCGGTTCAAGGACGATTCTTCTTATGCGGGAAGAGCGTTGCTACGGCATTGCCAATGCCAAGGTTTCCGATGAGACCGTAAATCTTGGTGATTGGAAAAGGATGGAACTAACGTCTGAATCTCTGTTGAACGAGATTGGAACGCTTACATCCGCTGCCTTGAACCCCGAGCGTGCTGTTCGCCGCAGGAAGCCCGGAACACACAATCCAGCAGGTGACATCAACTACGAGTTGGCCAACAATGGTTACGGCTGGATGATTACACAGGCAATCGGAAAACAACTCGGTGCCGGTACGACTGGTGATCCGTACACGATTATCCCTGTTGATTGCAATGGTGTGGCATCTGACGCTACTGCTGGCTACCAGCAAAACAGCGCCCTTTATGTGGACAGTGAAATCACATACAAGGCCGAATGTTCTGACTGCGCAGGATATGAATCAGGCTATTACGAAATACAACCGTATTCTCTGGAACCGGCGTTTTCGCTTTTGCTTTCCAGAGACGGCGGGACGATCAAAGATGAAAACGGGGCAGACCCCACAAATCATCTTTGGTTTCAGTATCTCGGATGCAAGGTTCAATCCTGGTCCCTCAGTGCGCCTGCGACTGAATGGGTAACTGGTGCGTTTTCGATTATGGCACGTCAAGAAGAAAATCTTGATATGGCAGTTCCTACCTATCGAAATCGCCCTTCAAATGTTGATCCTCTTTCCGGTTTTGATGGGACTGTTACCATCGCCGGTGAAACCGATTATTGTGTTCTCAGTTTTGATATGACTGTGAACAACAATATTGGCACAGATCAATTCTGCATGGGTAGCCGTTATCGTTCAAGCGGTCCCGAAGGTCAAAGGACGATTGAGGGAACAATCGCAATCGAATTCACGGATTTGGTCAACTACAGTAAGTATGTAGCCGGAACTTCGGTTGCTGTTACTGTGCTATTTGACCTGTTCGGTGACGGCACTGAAACTCTCAAGATTATTCTACCCAATGTAGAATATAATGGTGAGACTCCGCAGGCCGGTGGTCAAGAGGCGATTACACAGAATCTTCCATATCAGGCACTTTGGAGTGATTCGGCATCGTCTTATCTGACTCAGCCTTCGTATGCCCCTAACGGTTTCGATATCGCAGTTGAGATCGTAACCGCTAGTGCTCTCGTGTAAAAAAAAGTCCAGGTGAGGGCGATTAACCCAACGGATCGCCCTCACCATTAATAAACGTTGGGGTATTTCAATTTCCAGGAGGTTTTATGGCTGGCCGTTCAAATGTCCGTGCGATGGACCCAAAAGCACGGTACAACTGGTCCTCGAAGCTCGACAAGGACATCTCCCCCACAGACCGTTTCACAATCATCTATCATCCTCTCGATATGCATGAATCGGCTGCTATTTCCGATGAGCAGATCAAGAGCAAAACAAAAGGTCGTACTTCCGAGTACAAGTACCTTATGAGCCGTGCCGACATCAAACGTATGGAACTCTCCATCATTGATTGGAAGAATTTCTACTATCCTGAAGATCATGAAGAGTTCCCCGGCAAACCGGTTCCTTTCAGCAAGGAAAACATTGGTTTGATTCCTGAAGGTGTTCGTGCTGAATTTGTGGATGACCTCACAGGCAGGAACAAGGATGAAGATGAGGACGGTATCGACTTGGGGGAAGCGAGAACGGCATAACGTTCGAAATGAGATTAAGGGCGGCAGTGCGCTTCTCTGAATACAAATCAAGGAAGCGCCTGCCTCCTTCCATTCCGACTGATTGTGCCATGTGTCAAGAAAAAGGATGGCAAGATAAGTATAATTGCGAAGGGTATGGAAACGAAAATTACAAATGCCAAATTGGCGTAATGACGTTTTACCAATGCCCATTGTCCATGTTTACCGAGGACACTTGGGACGTAATTGATCTTATCACTACCTCGCTGGAATCAGGAATCCCTGTCGTTGGAAATTGCCTTATGGATCAGACAAAGGCATTCTTCGATTTTAAACAAATAATTCTTTCTGAAAGAAATGAATGTATTGAAGAAATTTCCAAGGTAGAAGCACAGGAATCAAAGACCAAGGATAGAGCAGTAAGCAGGAGACGGCGGTAATGCCCACAAAAGAAGACCTTGAATTTTGGGTTAGGATAAAGGTCCTTACTAAAGGTCAGGCAGAAGAAGTCAAAGCCAAAAATAAATCGGCAGGCAGGAGCAGGTAATGCTTACAAAAGAAGACCTGGAATTTTGGGTCAGTATAAAAGTCCTTACTAAAGGGCAAGCAAAAGAATTTAGCGATATCGCTACAAAAATTAAATCTGCGCAACAACAGATTGATAGGCTTAGTCAGGAGACGGAAAATTTTACAAATGAAATGCAAAAAGCTAAAAATGCTTCTGAAAGTTTAAAAGTAAAAATGACTTCTGATTTAAGAGAAATTAAAAATCAGATTGTTGGAGTTGATAATGAAATAAAAAAGTCAGCGAAGGAAAGACAGAAAATTGATAAAGAATTAATAGAAACAAAAAAGAAAACAGCAAAAATAATTAGGGAGTCCGGTAATGCAAGTTTAAAAGAATTACAAACAAAAATGAGGCTTCATCAGGCTTCATATCAAGAAAAAGAAGCTTTGTTAAAAGTCATAGGGGTAATGAAAACTCAAAATATTTTAAGGGAGAAAAAGGCATTTTTAACTTCAAGAGAAAGTCAATTATTGGCACAAAAAGATGCGTTGGAAAAGAAACAAATATCGACTGCAAGTAGATATAATGCAAAAATTGTAGAATCAAAAAATGCAACGAATACACTAAATAAAAAGATAGCTGACAATAGAATAGAATTATCAAAAGTAAATCGAGAAATGACTCAAAATGAAAAGAGAGTTGGGAGAAGTTCTGCTGAATATCGTAAAATGGCATCAACGATGGAAAAATACGGATTTACCGTTGATAGGAGTGCGAAGAATGTTTTTGAATTAAATCGACAATTGGATGAAAAACAAAGAGCACTTTTACGATCAAGAATCGCTCTTGATAAATCTGTAAAGGGTATAAAGGAATTCGGTAAGATAGGCGAAAGCACATTTTCAACAACGTTACGGACAATTCGCCGTATTGTGACAACAATGATTACACTTGGTGCGGTTTTCTTTTTTCGTAATTTAATTAAACAAGGTATAGAGTTTGAAAATATGATGATTAGGGTTGGTGCCATCGCCGGTGCCACTGCTGAAAACTTTAGCAATATGGTAGGATCAATAAGACGTATTGCTCGTGAAACTATATTTACTGCATCGGAAGTTGCTACTACATCTCAAGTTCTCGCACAGGCCGGTTTTTCTGTTCGTGAAGTTCTTACCTCATTGGAACCTATTTTAAAACTAACCACAGCAACAATGGGTGAGTTAAAGCAAACTGCTGAATTAACTGTTGCAATTTTAAGAACTTTTGATCTTGATGTTAAAAATACGATAGATGTGGTTAATGTTCTTACAGAGGCAACTATATCAAGCCGTGCAGATATTGAACGATTGGCTACAGCTTTTAGGTTTGCCGGTCCTGCCGGTGCTGCATTTAATCAAAGTGTTGAAACAACAGTTGCTTCATTGTCAAAATTTATTGATATGGGCCTTAGTGCTTCAATTGCAGGAACTACTTTTAGAAGGGCATTAATTCAATTAAGTCAAGGAACAGCAAGACAAATAAAAATTCTTCAAAAATTGAATTTGCGTTTTGAAGAAGTAAATCCCTCATTGAATGATTTTGGTAGAATTTTACAAACATTAGCGAAAACTACATTAACTGCAAGTGGTGCTATTCAGCTATTTGGTGCAAGGGCAGGTGCTTCTATTTTTACGATGATTAAAAGAATACGAGAAGGCGGAAAGGGCATTATTGAATTTACACAACAGTTGGCAGATGCAAAAGAATTAAATCGTGTCGATCAAATTTATGCTAAAGTTCTTGGAAGTATGCGTTCTCAATTTTTAATCACAAAATCAGCTATGGAAGATATGGCATTAACATTGTTCCAAGTATTTAGACCTGCGCTTTCTGAAATAATATTGAAGGCAAGAGATGCGTTTTTGGCTCTAAACGAAGAATTAAAAACAGACACAGGGAAAAATTTTCAAGAATTATTAATATCATTGATTCCGATAGTTGGTGCTGTATTTGACGCTATACAAAAAGTGATT